ATGGCTGCATTTGATTTTGCAAAAGTAAAAGACCCCACCTTTTTCAAGGAAAACGTGCTGAATGCTCATGCAAGTTTCCGTACTTACGCTTCCCGCGAAGAATATCGGACAGGCTCCTCTTCTTTGGCGCTGAAGCTGGACGGTATCTGGAAATTCGCCTACGCAAAGAACTACACCAGTGCCATCCCCGGCTTTGAAAAGACGGATTACGATTGCAGCGGCTGGGACGACATTCATGTTCCGGCACACATCCAGATGGAGGGCTACGACATTCCCCAGTACGCGAATGTTCAGTATCCGTGGGATGGCCGTGAAGAAGTACAGCCGGGCGAGATCCCGCAGCGGTTCAATCCGGTGGCAAGCTATGTAAAATACTTCGAGCTGCCGGAATCCATGCAGGGCAAGCCCGTCCACATCGAGTTCGAGGGTGTGGAAAGCGGCATGGCTCTTTGGCTGAACGGGTCTTATGTGGGTTACACCGAGGACAGCTTCTCCGCACACGCATTCGATCTGACTCCCTATCTCCAGCCGGGCGTGAACAAACTTGCTGTGCAGGTGTTCAAGTGGACTTCCTCCAGCTGGTGCGAAGATCAGGACTTCTTCCGCTTCTCCGGCATCTTCCGCAGCGTGTGGCTGTACGCCATCCCCACCGTGCATCTGGAAGATATATCCGTCAAAACGCTGTTTGCCGGGGATGATTTTACTCATTCCACGCTGGAAGTTGCATTGCAGGTGGAGGGTAAGGGCGCAGCCCGTCTGACCCTGCGCCGCAGTGAACTGGAAGTGTTCTCCGAAAAAATCGCACTGAACGGCGGTTCTGCTCTGTTCAGCCATGCGGTGGAGAACCCCCACCTGTGGAGCGCAGAGGACCCGGCTCTGTATGAACTGGAAATCGAGCTGCTGGACGATGCAGGCCATCCGGTAGAGGTGACCGGGCAGAAAGTCGGTTTCCGCAAGTTCGAGCTGAAGAACAATCGGATGCTGCTCAACGGCAAGCGCATCGTGTTCAAGGGTGCCAACCGTCATGAGTTCAGCTCCATTACGGGTCGTGCTGTGGGCGTACACACCCATGAGGAACTGCTTCGGGATATCATCACCATGAAGCAGAACAACATCAATGCCATCCGTACCAGCCATTACCAGAATCAGGATGCACTGTACGACCTGTGCGACGAGTATGGTCTGTATCTGATCGCAGAGAACAATCTGGAATCCCATGGCACATGGGACATCCATCAGGCGGGCATTCGCGGCATCGAGGGCGTTTTGCCCAATGATAAGCCGGAGTGGAAAGCTGTCTTGTTTGACCGCATGAATTCCACTTACCAGCGTGACAAAAACCATCCTGCTGTTCTGATCTGGTCTCTGGGCAACGAATCGTTTGGCGGTGAGACCCTGCTCCAGATGGCAGAGATGGTCCGCCGCTTTGATGACACCCGTCTGGTGCATTACGAAGGTGTGGTCAATGATCCCCGCTTCCTCGAAACCACCGATATCGAGAGCCATATGTACAGCACTGTGAAGGACATTAAAGAGTATCTGGCACAGGGCGATAAGCGGCCTTATATCGAGTGCGAATACTCTCATGCTATGGGCAACTCCAACGGTGCTTTGCACAAGTATACGGAACTTGCCGACCAGAAGGACTGCGGCTATCAGGGCGGCTTTATCTGGGATTACATCGACCAGTCCATCTGGAAAAAAGACCGCTACGGCAAGTGGTTCCAAGCCTACGGCGGCGACTTCGGTGAGCGTCCTACCGACTATAATTTCAGCGGAAACGGCATTGCCTACGGTGGTGACCGTGCTCCTTCTCCCAAGATGCAGGAGGTCAAGTTCTGCTATCAGAACATCGCCGTTTCCATCGACAACTCTGGCTTTGAAGTCTGGAACAAAAACCTGTTCACCTCTACGGATGCTTTCGACTGCGTTGCTCTGCTGCATCGCGATGGAAAGCTGTATCAGCAGCAGGAACTGACCCATATTGATGTTGCTCCCGAAGAGCGTTCCAGCTTCCCGCTGCCGTTTATGGTTCCTGCGCTCCCCGGTGAATATGCGGTGACCATCAGCTTCCGTTTGAAGGAGGACACCAGCTGGGCAAAGAAGGGTCACGAAGTCGCCTTTGGACAGAGTGTCATCGCTTTGGTTCGTTCCATTCCCAGCAAGAAGGTCACGCCGTTTACCGTCATGCACGGCACCCACAACATCGGTGTCCGGGGTGAAAATTTCGATGTTTTGTTCTCCGATCTGAATGGCGGCTTGACTTCCTACCGCTATGCCGGCAAGGAGATGATCCAGGAGATCCCCCGGCCCAACTTCTGGCGCGCTCCCACCGACAACGACTGCGGCAACAACATGGGCGGCGTTCGCGGTCAGTGGAAGCTGGCAAGTCTGTACGCTACCGCCAAGGGTGTCGGCAAGGATATCCCGTCTGTTCACGGCGGCACCATCCTCCAGAACCCCACCTGCGAGGTGGAAGCCGACAGCGTGGTCGTGACCTATCTCTATAACCTCCAGACCAGCCCCGCAGCAGAGTGCAGCTTACAGTACCGTGTGTTCGGCGATGGCCGCATCCAGACTACCCTGCACTATGACCCGGTAGAAGGACTTGCGGCAATGCCGGAGTTCGGCGTACTGTTCAAGATCGACGCCGATTACGACACGGTGGAGTGGTACGGAAACGGCCCTGCGGAGACCTACTGGGATCGCCAGCATGGTGCAAAGCTGGGCATTTACCAGAACAAGGTTGCAGACAACATGGCACAGTACCTTGTGCCGCAGGAGTGCGGTGCAAAGACCGCTGTGCGCTGGGCAAAGGTAGTGGACCGCAAGGGTCGCGGGCTGCTGTTTACCGCAGATGCCGCAAAGCCCATGTTCTTCTCTGCACTGCCCTACACTCCCCATGAAATGGAGAGTGCCAAGCACCCCTACGAGCTGCCCCCGGTCCATTACACGGTCATTCGTGCTATGGGTGAGCAGATGGGCGTTGGCGGCGATGACAGCTGGGGTGCCAATGTCCACCCGGAGTATATTCCTGATGTGACCAAGCCCGTGGAGTTCACCTTTACGTTCCGTGGCATCTGATGATTGCCCGCAAATGAGGTGTTCTCTGTGAAAAAAGCGAAAGATCAGCCTGAATCTGAACTGGCCGAAAAAGAGCCAACACGATAAACGAAATCCGCCGAGGATTCTTCCCGTTTTTTCGGGAGGAGTCCTCGGCGGATTTTTTAGTTTATGTTTATCGTGGGTATCAGCTCAACATTACCTTCAACTTCGACCTTACGCCGTACATTGAAGGGGATGATGCAGCAGCCTGCTGAAAAACCGGCCTGCAAACATTCCTTTTTGAAAACGGTGTAAAGTCAAAAGTTGGGGGTTGTATAGGAACCGCCTGCAAAAGCCTAAAAACGGTGCAGGAGAAGCAATGCAGCCCCCAAAAACCAACTTCAGCAAAAAGAAAAGCACCGTACTTCCAACGAAGTACAGTGCTTTTTTGGTGGACTTTCCCTGTCCAAAAACGAACACTCTTCTTCACCAAAATCAGCAGATTCCAGTGCAATTTCAACCTCTTCCGGGGTAACATCCGTAAAGCCAAAAACGATCTTCAGGCGGTCGTCATCGTACAGGTAGACCGCCTTCAGGAAGGTGCGGAACAGCTCACGGGTAAATTCCTTGTCGTACACGTCGCCGTTCCGGAACAGGTGCAGCGTGTCCACCAGAACATCCCGGTCAAGGTGCACGATCTGCGCCCGGGCTTCCCGAATCTGGCGCTCAAGGGTGGCCTGCTGCTCTTCCAGCGCAAGCATACGATCACGGGTGGTCTCGGTGATGATGCCTGCCTCAATGGCCTTGAGCAGATTGGAAACGGACTTTTTGACCGCATCCAGCTCCGCCTGCAGGGCGTCGATGTGCAGGGCACGGTCCTCCGCCTCCCAGTAGGCCACGGCATGGTCAGCGATCCAGTCAATCATGTCGTCGGTCAGGCAGTACATTTTGATTGCCTGCGCCACTGCGGGCTCGATCACGTCCCGGCGCACAGCCTTTTTGCTGCAGGGGCCACCGGCACGATGATTCTGGCAGGTGTAGTAGTAATGCAGCTCACCGTTTCGGCTGGTTCCAGAGATGCCAGACATGGGGGCCCCGCACTTTCCACAGCGCAGTTTGCCGGTCAGTAGATAATCCTCCGCTCCGGGCCGGTGCTTGCCGTTCTGAGGGTTCTTTTTCATGCTGCACACCTCCTGCACTTTGTAGAAAAGCTTATCGCTGACGATGCGTGGAATGCCTCCTGGAATGCGTACCTTGCCGTAGATGTAGATGCCCAGATATCGCTCATTGTGACACAGCGTGCAGAAGCTGCCTTTGTTCCAGGCGCTGCCGGTCGCTGTCCGGATGCCACGCTCGTTGAGGTCCCGCGCGATGTCTGCAAAGGGCTCATAGGCTGCCACACGGGTGAAGATCTCCCGCACAATGGCTGCTGCAGGCTCATCCAGCGACACGCGGCCATCCTCGCCCCGCTTGTAGCCCAGGGGCTGCCGGCCGTTCGCCATGCATTTGCTGGCGTTGTCATACAGGCCCCGGGTGATGTCTTCGGCCATGTTTTCGGAATAAAATTGATTCACATTCATCATGCTGCGCAAGGCAAACCGCCCGGCGGCGCTGTCGTCGAAGTCCTCCTCCGCATAGCAGACCCGCACGCCGCAGTCCTGCAGGCGGCTCTCGTTTACCAGCGCCTGCATCATATTGCGACCGATCCGGTTGCTCTTCCAGGCAAGCACCACGTCAAAGCGGCCTTTTTCGGCGTCTTTCATCAGGCGTTGGAAGCTGGGACGGCGGTCCGTCTTGCCGCTGATTGCTCGATCTTCATACACGTCCACCACACGCACACCCAGCTGCTGGGCGTGGGCTTTGCAGGCATCCACCTGCTGCTCAATGGACGCTTCCCGCTGGCTGTGGGAGGAGTACCGGGCATAGATCACCGCCCGGCTCCCGGCCAGATCATCCTTTTTTCGCTTTGCGTTTTCCATTTTGCCCTCCAAACCGGTATACTTTGACAAGCCTGCCTTTTTGGAGTACAATAACAATTGGTTGGGTCGTCTTGTACCCTTGTGGGCAAGCTGCTCTGTAAACGCTCTCGGTGTTGGTAGCACCGGGGGCGTTTTTTATTCTTCCAGCGGATCTTCATCCGCGAGTTCAAGCAGCCTTGCACTGGATTCCCCCAGTGCTGAAAGCTGTTCATCGCTCATGTAAGGTGTAAACTCGCTGAATGAGTCATGAAATTTTGTCGCCCAGTTGTTCCGGGCTTTTTGGGTTTTTAGTGATTGTATTTTTGTTTTATATTTTTCTTCCGCACGATGAATCAGCTTCTTCACTGCTTCATCTCGAAAATCCAGATTCCGATATTTCTTCAAATCTGAAGCTCTACCCTCTGCCACTCCATATTTTTCGCACTCTTCGAGTTCCAGCAGACGGCCAACGCAAAAATCATAACGCGTGAAAAAAGTAGAAGGCTCCGTAGTCGTCTGAATGATTTTATCACTTTCCTGCACTTGCTTTAAAAGTTGCGGCGCAAGCAGTTCCGCATTTGAACGAGAATCAACAAGCCCTATTTGCCCCATCCATTCGGTATCGGGAGAGTAGCGCTGTTTAGTAGCATCATCCGTGCATTCTTCCATCTCGTAATTCTGTTCCGCGTTACGTTTTGTTTTCGGACGTGTAATCGTATTGAATATCATAAAAATCAAAACCATCACAAAGAACGGAATCGCAAAGAAGAAAAACAAAACCAGCAACACTGTGCCTGTCATTCCTTCAGTCTTGTCCATTCCCGCAAGCGACATCGCAGGGAAAATCGCACCCACTACGCAGGATACCGTCAGCTGCTTTTTCGTAAGACTGGCATTTTCCCAGCTCGAGGAAGAGTCCTCAAAGGTCACCATCGTTTTATTTTGGGATTGATAGCTTCTTTTTCTGCGGACGCTCGTGTGAGAAAGAGACTTCGCAAGCCGATTTGCACCACGGTCAAAAGATCTCATTGCATTCGCATATTTCTTTGAATATCCAAACGATTTATTCCTTCTTGACACTTCAAATTCCTCCAAGTCTCATGTTTACACAAGTCCGCGGCAGAATCCCACAGCCAGCCCCTCGATCTCAATATCTTCAAGGTCCGGTCCAGTGTAAAACATTGGCGGGCAAACAGACGGATTGTCCGCAATCAGCTGCACCACACCATTCTGGTAATAACAATGCTTGAGTGTGGCTTCCTCGCCGATACGCACCGCTGCGATCTGGCCCTGCTCCACTTCCGGCTGGCTGCGGATGCACACCACATCACCGTCGCAGATGGTCGGAGCCATGCTGTCGCCGTGGCATTCCAGCGCAAAGTCTGCGTGCCATGCCGCCGGAACGCCGATGTAGCTCTTGACGTTCTGCTCCGCCGTGATCGGGGTGCCGCACGCAATACTGCCGATCAGGGGCACCTGCACCATCTCCGGCATCTCGATAAATCCCTTCGGGATGGTATGTCCAAATTCTCTTTCAGCGGGTGCAGTCCAGCCATCCTTTGCGCGCACATCACTTTTGCCCAGCATGTAGTCAATTGATGTTTCATAAAAATTTGCTAAATCAATCAGAGTTTCAGAGTTGGGCTGACGGGCCCCCTTTTCATAATTTACATAGGTTGTATATGGCATTCCCAGCTGTTCAGCTGCCTGCTTCATGCTAATGCCACGTTCCTTCCGGAGTTCAGAAATTCGATTCATACGCGTACCTCCTTACGCCCTCTGTGTATTATATTACACATTTTGAGTAAATAGTCAACTGAAATACCCGAATTGGGCAGTATTAACAAAAGAATGCTGTTCGATTTGGGTAATTTTTTACTTTACAATTATTCAAAACGGGTATATCATATTGGCAGTTACTCAATTCGAGTAACATTCTACACGGAAAGGAGAAATCGAAATTGCTCTACCCGAACATCAATGCAGAACGAAGCCGGAGAAAGCTGACCATTGAAGCCTTCGCTCAGGCTTTGGGAGTTACTCGTAAAACCGTCTACAACTGGATGGTTCACGGAAACATCCCGCAGTCCAAGCTCGAAATGATGGCCGAAATGTTCAACTGCTCCATCGACTATCTTTTGCAGCGCAACATCTAAGAGATAGGGAGTGACCATGGAAATCATTATCACAAACCACCCGCCCGGGCCGGGAGACATCCCGGAAGAGCACGGCAAGGCACTTGGCCGCACCCTGTGTGGGATGTACCAGCGCCTGATTGCCACCCCGGAGGGCCGGGCCAAGCTGGCCGCGCAGAAAGCGCGGCGTGAGAAAGGAGAAACCGCATGAACACCACAATCATCCCCGCCCGTGAGCGGGCACAGGCTCCCATTGGCCTGCCGTACATTGCGCCGCTCATGGCGCACGCCTGGTTCCGATGCGATATCACCGCCGGGTCTGGCATCTACAAGCTGGGCCGAGATGTGGCCAGGCTCAAGTCCGTGCCCATCCAGATCTTTGTGGACGGCGAGTGGCACACCGTTCGTGGCTGGGACAACGATAAGTGCTACCCCGCGTGGCAGCGTGGGCTGAATCTGGAAGAGGAGGCAGAGGCATGAACGCAAAGCTCTACATCGACAGTGAGGACTCGACCATCAAGATCGAAGGTAGTCCCAGCGACGTGCTGCATCTTCTGGTGTGCGCAATCGCCCAGATTCTGAAGAGCTATTTCCCGGACGATTTTGAGCGGCAGATGGGCTGGGCGTCTGGACTGCTCTACAACACGATCCGCGCGCTGAAAGAGGAGGACGACGATGAAGATTAAATCTACCGTTTTGCAGGTGCTGGCAGCCGCCAGTCTGGGCGCAGGCCTGCTGTATGCTATGGGCATCGAGGGCGGGGCCCAGCTGGGCGGCACGATCACCGACGGCGAGTTCACCACCGCCATGGTGCTCATTCTGGCTGCCCTTGCCCTGATGCGCATCAGCTTTGCCGTGCAGGACGCCGATGAGCGGGCCAGCAAGAAAGTCCACAAGGAGCCCCGCAACACCGTCAAGGGCAAGCGGAAGGTGGGGTAACCCCCATGCCTGACCTTGTCAACAATGCCTTTTGGTATACGGTCTGGGACGCCAAGAGCGGTGACCTGATTGCCAGCGGCACGGCTGCCATGTGCGCCCGGCGGCTGGGCTACGCCAGCGCCAACAGTTTTGCCGCTTCCGTCTGCCACTGGCTCAAGGACGGCAGGCAGCACGTCAAGTACATTTGTCAGCGGGAGCTCATCCCGCGCAGCGAGGTGGACAGCCTGACGCGCAAAACAAAAAGGCCCGCCCGTGTTCGCAGCACGGACGAGCCCAAGGGTGATGGATTCTCTACTCCCCATCACCCCGAAGAATAACACACTTTGGAGGTTTTTACAAGCATGAAAGGTATTCTGATCGAACCGGGCCGCGCCCCGGAACCGGCAAATCTGCCGGACACCCTCTCCGCTATGGAGGCCCGGCTTGGCGGCACGGTGGAGCATTACATCTTCCCGCGCACCCCGGCGGTGCTGTTCTTCCGCACGGCAGGTCAGCCGGTCAACCGTGTGGTGCGCGGCCAGCCCCTGTGCGGCCCCATCTTCTGTTACGGCTGGCGTGGCGGCGACATCAAGCCGCTGTCCGGCGCTCTGCTCACCGAGATGCTGGACCGCCTGAAGGACACGGAGGTGCGGGTATGAGCACCTACATCTGCAAGTGTGGGCGGAGAGTGAAGAAGTCCACCAATGCCGACAACACCGGCAACCGCTTGGAAGGGTACGGCCCGGGCCATGAATGCTATGGCTGTCCCTACGCTATGCCGTGGGGCGGTAACGAGTGGAACGAGACTGCCAAACGTTTCGTGCAGGATATTAAGGGCTACGAGTGCCGGATGAGTAGAACGCTCTCATATGGCTCCCTCTTCATCGGCTCGACCAAAGACAAATGCACCTGCTCTGTGTTCAGCCTGGATTTCGACTTTCTGGAACAGATCAGTACATGGGTCAAAGATACTTTCTCTCAGGGCGAACTCACGGGCGGCTTTTCTCGAGACGAGATTCGCCCCACTGATTACTCCCACAATGGCCGCTACTGCTGTACATTCGTCTGCGCTGCCAACAAAAAGGGCATTTCTGCCAAAGCAGCTCTATTGGCTCGGTTTTTCAATCCGGATGGCAGCCGCAAGGACATGACCCCGCAGCAGGAAATGGAAAAGGTTCTGGCCGATATCAGAAAGGCCACTCAGGCAAAGGAGAAACTGGAATGTACGACGATGGATTCTGCGGCCCCGTCCGAGAATGCGGGCACTTCTTTTGCAACTGGTGGTGTGCCTTTATCGAATGGAACTGGGTCGATGACGGAGCCTGTCCATTCAGCCCCGCAGGACAAGCCACTGGCTTTCCTTCCGGAGACCACCATCCCGGAGTTTGACTACTCAGGCTTGCCCGAACAGACCGTGGAAAATCTGCACTTTGCCGAGGATGAGTACCACCACGGCAAGCAGATGGCCGAGCGTGGACTGGTACATATGGGCAATGCCATTGCCGCTGCGCATGATGAGCTCGTCGCACAATGCGACAAGCACAGCAACCAGCATAGTGAAGATACTTTCCGTGCCTGGTGCCTTTCCATCGGCATCACCAAAGATAGTGCCTACCGGCTGTTGCAGGTTTCTGCCCTGATGGACGGCAGCAGCCCCCGCCAGCGGGCCATTCTGGAAGCCCTGCCGCCGACCCTGCTGTATGCCGTGGCAAAGCCCAGCGCTCCGGCAGAGCTGGTGGAGAAGGTCAAGAACGGTGAGGTTTCCACGAACAAGGAGTATCAGGATTTGCTGAAGGAGAACCAGCAGCTGCGCACTGACCGGGTAAACGCCATGAATCAGGCCGAGCGGGAAAAGCAGCGTGCCGATGCCGCCGAGGCCCGGGAGGAAGAGGCCTGGAAGTTACAGAGCAAATCCGAAGCCAAGGCCAAGGACGCCGAAACCGAGCTGGAAGCCGTGACGGCAGACCTGAACGGCCTGTACGACCGGGCAGCGCAGGCGGAAGCCAGGAACACCGCCCTGCTGGATGAGCGTGCCGAGTACGTCCAGCGCATCAAGGAGCTGGAGAGCCGGCCCATTGAGGTGATGCACGACCCGGAGGAGACCGACCGGCTGGCCCATCAATATGCCTATGGCATTGCGGCGGACATGACCGAGGAGCTGCGCACCAAGAACAACCAGCAGTCCCAGACCATTGCCGCCCTGCAGAAGGAGCTGGAAGCCGCCCGCAGCACCAACGGCTATGACCCGCAGTCAGATCTGGAAACGGTCTGCGCCTGCATCGGCAGCATGGAACAGATGTGGGGCACGGCCCTGCCGGCCTACGAGCGCCTGACCGGCAAGGACCTGCGCACCGCCACGGATACCCTGCAGGATGTGATCGGCCGGCTTTACGGCGACATAGCCCGCACTGCGGAAGATGGGGAGGACTGACCATGAACCCGATGTATGATCTTGCCCTGGACGGCTACGGCCCGCCACTGGAGCCGCCGGACGACTACTATTTTGCCGACAGAGAGGAGCCTGCAGAAGATGACGAATGAACTGACTGTCCGGGTGGAGCACCCGGAGCTGCCTGCGATCCGGTGGAACGAGGCCGAGGTGCAGCAGAATCTGACCGAGATGCTGGCCGCCTACACCGGGCGGGTATACACCCCGGAATCCATCAAGGACGCCAAGGCCGACCGGGCCGCCGTGAACAAGCTGGACAAGCAGCTGGCCGACGCCGCCCGGGGTGCCAAGGCCTTTTACACCAAGCCGCTGGAAGAGTTTTTACAGCGCACCAAGCAGATGCAGGCCCAGTGCAAACAGGTTTCCGGTGCCATTGACCAGCAGGTCAAAGCCGTGGAAGAAGCCGAGCGGCAGGACAAGGCCGACGCCCTGCAGGCCGTTTATACGGATTGTATTGGCGAGCTGCGGGAGCTGATCCCTTTTGACCGTCTGCTGGTGCCCCAGTGGCTCAACAAGAGCTATGACCTTGCAAAGGCAAGCCGGGAGCTGCGCAAGAGCGTGGAGACCCGGCGGGAGGAGCTGAAGATCATCCGGGACACCTGCGGCGAGGATGCCGAGAACTGCGTCCTGGAGTATCTGCGGGAGCTGAGCCTGAACAGCGCCCTGGCCGAGCACACCCGCCGCCAGAGCGCCCGGGAAGCCCGGCAGCGTGCCGAGGCCGAACGGCTGGCCGCAGAGCGTGCCCGGGCCGCTGCCCCGGTCATCCTTCCACCCAGCGAGGAAGAACGCCAGATCAAAGCAGAAGCCGCCGCAGAGGCTCAGAGCAACGCCTTTATCACGGCGTCCGGCCGGCTGGACTGCGAGGTGTTGCAGCGCTTTGCAGAGCCCGCAGCGGCCCCGCAGCCCGCCCGCAGGCGGTATTCCTTCTGGGTGGAGTTCACCCCGGAGGACATTGCATGGTTCAAGCAGGGGGCTGCAGAGCGCGGCTTCCGTTATGGTTCCGTAAAATAATTTTGGAGGTATTTACTTATGGCATTCTCTCGTCCCGGCGCACCCGCGCCCACCGCATCCGGTTCCGCTGCCAACGCCCAGGCGCTGGCCAACCGCTCCATCCAGAACGCTGCCCGTGCCGGCAGCACGGCCCTGCAGGCCGCTTCCCCGTCCGTGCCGGTGGAGATCACTGCGGCGGACGGCCAGCTGCTGAACCGTGAGGGCTCCATCGTCTACGACGGAGAAGCCGGCGGCGAGGTCCTTCTCGGCGGCTGGGCCAAGGTCTACCGCAAGGATCGCACTCGCGCCAGCTATGAGGAGGTCAAGCTGAGCGAGTACAACACCGGCAAATCCCTCTGGGCCGCCAAGCCCGCCACCATGATCCGCAAGGTAGCTCTGGTGCACGCCCTGCGGGAGGCCTTCCCGTCCACCTTTGGTTCCCTGTATGATGAGAGCGAGGTGCGGGTGGACGCCGAATCCACGGCCCGCGAGGTGGAGCCGGAGGAGTTGCCGGTGCTGGACCCCTATGCCGGTACCAGACGCCCCCGCAAGACTGCCGGCACGCTGATCCCGTCCCCGGAGGAGCCCGCAGCGGAGGGCGCTGCAGAGGATCCCTTTGCAGGCGGTGAGCCGGTATGATCATCCAGACCAAGACCGGCGTGCAGATCACCGGCGAGATCCGCAGCGACCCGGAAGTCCGTTCCGCCGGGCAGAAAGAGGTGCTGAAGTTTGACCTCAGGGCCAGCAGCACCAAGGGCCCCGACGGCAAATGGCAGAGCTTTTTTGTGGGCGTGAACGCCTGGCATGGCATTGCCGAGCGGGATGGCATGTATCAGAAGGGCGACGTGGTCACCGTGACCGCCCGGGAGCTGAAAAGCCGGGAATACAACGGCAAGACCTACTACAACGTGGACGCGGACAGCATCGTGCCGGATGATCTGGTGCAGCTGCGCTGGATGCAGCAGATGATCGACATGATGGCCCAGCCCGCACCCCCGCCGGAGCTGGAGCCCACCGACGAAGCAACGTCCTTTGACCCGCCGCCGGCATCCGAGCCCACACCGGTGCAGACCAGCCTGACCGGCGGCCAGATGTACGCCGGGGAGAACCTCTCTGACTACGCGCCCCGGCCCAAGCAGGAAGCTGCCCCGCCCGCCGGGGAGGACGCCCTCATTGATGACGACGCAGATGACCTGCCCTTCTGACCGCAAACGCTGTGCTATCTGGCGATACGGGCACTCTGCTGTAAGAAAGGAGGTCAGGCTGTGGGCATTGACCCATCACGCGGCTTTGTGGCCTTTCCCAGGGGCCTGACCGACTGGGAATGGTACTCGGAGCCCAACACCGCCCGGCTGTTTTTCCACCTGCTGCTCACATCCAACTGGCAGGAAAAGCAATGGCAGGGCATCACCATCCACCCCGGAGAGCTGGTCACGAGCCAGTCTCAGCTGGCAAAACAGCTGGGCCTGTCCGTCATGCAGGTGCGAACCGCAATGGAACATTTAAAGGTAACAGGCTGGATAACAGTCAAAGCAGGGCCAAAATACAGCATTGTAACGTTAAATAATTATGATTCAATTGTTGGTCGTAACAGGCAGGATAACAGTCTGGTAACAGGCAAGCAACAGGCTGATAACAACAACTTAACCATTGTAACAAAGAAACCATTAAAACAATCGTCGTCTGCGCACGCGTGCGAGACGCCTGAGACGAGGACGACGACCCACCAGATCGTGAATGAATTTGAATCCTGCATCTGTAAGCTGAGCGCCAGCGGGAAGGCAGAGCTGAACGGCTACGCTGACCGGCTGGGGCCGGAGCTGGTGCAGGAGATCCTGTCCAAGTGCATTGATCTGGGGGCCCGCAGCTGGGCCTATGTGCGCAGGGCGCTGGCGGAAGCCGAGGCCCAGGGGTGCAAGTCGGTGGAGGAGTACCGCCTGACCAACCCCATCGGGGCCGGGCGGAATATGCGGGTGGACCGGATAAGGCCAAGCGGGAACGACATCCTGGCCAACGCGACCCGCCGCAGGCCGCTGATCAAACCGGAGGCGGCTGCGGATAGCCTGGAGCAGAACCTGCGGCGTCTGAAGAAAAAAGAAGCGGCAAAGGAGGGCACGCCCGATGTACCGGAACCCTGAATACTACCCGGACCCCACCGCAGGCGCGGCCCTCCGGCAGCTGCGCAGAAAGGAGAACCGTTTGAACACCGGAAAACAATTTGAAGCGGACTGGAAGAAGTCCATCCCGCCGGATGCCTGGTGCTACCGCCTGAAGGACAGTGCGGCCACCTACTATGGCGGCAACGAGAACCTGAGCTTCTCCGTGGACAACATCTGTGACTTTGAGGTCTACCGCTATCCGCTGCACCATTACTTCGAGCTCAAGACCATCGAGACACCCAGCATCCCGCTGGAAAAGATCCTTGGCAAGTTCGACCGGGACAAGCAGCGGTATCACAAGCTCAAGCACATCATCGACATGGCCGCTGCGGCGTCCTACAAGGGCCAGACGGCCCATGTGGTGATCAACTACCGGGGCAGGGTCAACCGCACCTTTGCGGTGCCTGCCAGCGCCGTGCTGGAGTACATGCAAACCCAGACCCGCAAGAGCATCCCCTGGCAGTGGGCCGCCCTCAACGGCATCGAGGTGGCGCAGCACCAGCTGCGGGTGCACTGGCGGTATGACGTGGACGGACTGCTGAAGCAACTGGAAGGAGGAAACATATGACAATTGGAACCGCAATGCTTGGAGCCTTTCTGCTGCTCTGTTTTACCGGGATGTGTGCAGCCGCCATTTACGGTCTGGTATATCTCATGGTTGATCACCCCGTCATTTTATTTTCCATCGTGGCCGCAATCATTTTTGCAGGCTACACGGCTGTTTTTTACGTTGGAGGCAACGATACATGATCAAGAGCTGGACACCTGAGAGTGATACCCCGAAGCCGGGAGAAGCCGCCGGGGTGCAGACCGTCCGGGCGTGGTTTGAGCGCCTGCCCAAGATGCGGGCGCAGATCCGGCAGCAGCAAGAGCATATTGCCAGCCTGCGCAGCGCCGCCACCACGACTACCTCCAGCACCTCCGGTGCACCCGGGCACTCTGGCACCAGCGACAAGGTGGGTACCAACAGCGATTCGGCCATGGATGCAGAATCCCAGCTGGCTGACCTGAAATGCCGGTATGCCGAAATGCAGAAGGATGCAATTGAGGTCGCATACATGCTCCACGCTGACCCGGTGTCTGTGAAGCGCAGCAAGTGCATTGTGATGTTTTATGTAGAAGGTCACAAACAGAAAGACATTGCGCCGGAAGTTGGCTATTCCAGCCCCGGCAAAGTTTCACAAGCAATTTCAGATGGGTTACACCAGCTTGCTGAGCTTGTGGACGAACTGAATCTTAGTTGATTTTGTTTAATCCAAACAAATCAGTTGCCTTTGTTTTGTAACCCCGCCGGTATTTACAGGGTAACAACAAAAGGTTTATTCTAGTACCATCGGCAAAGCCGGAAAGGCAAACCGATGCACGCAGTCTCCGCACCGTGTCCCCGCTGCTTGACCACGCGGCGCGCGGGCTGCTTCTATGCCTGCATAGCTTATTGGCAAAAGCGCCAGCATAGCTGGAGAATGTGGTTCGATTCCACAGGCGGGAAAATGCGGCTGAAATCATTGCGCAATGTGACTAAGCCGCTCCTTTGTTCCGGTAGCTCAGCTGGTAAGAGCGGCGGCCTGTTAAGCCGATGGGCGTTGGTTCAAGTCCAACCCGGAACGCCATTTCGCCGCCAACCCCGTAGGCGGTCAGACCCTGACGCATGGGCCGACATCTCCCACCTTTGGCTTGCGTGCAAGAGGAGAGAAAGGTTATTCCTTCCCTTCCTCGCACAACCTTCCACGCGTGACGGAGGCCATGGAATCCGCAGGCGGGTTTGATAGGCTTTCCCGCCGGATGTGCGCCAGTAACCCTGCACGGAAACGTGCGGGGATTTTTATTTGCAGCCGTAGCTCAGACCGGCCAGAGCACCGGAGTTCTAATCCGGAGGGACGGAGGTTCGATGCCTCCCGGCTGCACCGTTGTGCGCCCTGTGAGGGGGCCCGCACGATAGCCGGGCATCTGGCGGCGAAAGTTCCGGATGCAGCAGCACACGCCCGTTTGTCTGTCCGATAAACTGAATGTAACTTGGATGCTGCTTATTTTTTGATATTCCCGCCGTCCGCAGGGGCGGCTTTTTTCATACCCCCGGGGCCTGCAAAGACCCCCGGGGTCATTTTGTACCCCGGCCTTTCAAAACACCCCCTGCCTGCAAAAGGCCTCCTCCCCCTTGAGGAGACCGGCAGGCAGCACACCCCAAGGAGCTGCCCATGGCAAAGACTGTTGCACGCCCGGATCGGGACGGCACCCACCGGCTGGCGTTTGAACGCAACAAGAAAAAGATCTACGCCACCCAGACCGTGTGCGGCATCTGCGGCAAGCCTGTGGATTTCAGCTACAAGTTTCCGCATCCGCTTTCGCCGTGCATCGACCACATCATTCCGGTGGCCAAGGGCGGCCACCCCAGCGACCTCGCCAACCTGCAGCTGGCGCATTTCTGGTGCAACCGGCAGAAGAGCGACAAGCTGTTTACGCCTGTGGAGCAGCAGACGGAGCCGGATGCAGATGCCTCCATGGCCCTGCCGCTGAGCACCGACTGGACGGCGTACCGCAGCCGCTGAGACGGCCCGCAGCGCCGCCGGGACACGCACGCAGGGACGGGGGGCATCCCCCTCCCAGGGGGCCCTCTGACCTTCCCAGACCGTACTGTGAATATTTTCTCGTGAAAGGAGAATCCACCGCCCATGACCGACCTGAAAGGCATGGCCTATCTGCGCCGCCGCCTGAACCAGAAGCGCAGCCGAGTGCTGACCCGCTACAAGTATTACGAGATGAAGAACGCCGTAAAGGACTTTGGCAAGGTCACCCCGGATGAGTTCCGCTTTTTCAGCGAGACGCTGGGCTGGTGCGGGAAAGCTGTGGACGCTCTGGCCGACCGGCTGGTCTGGCGGGAGTTCCGGGACGATAACTTTGACCTGAACTCCATCTACCAGATGAACAACGCAGACACCCTGTTTGACAGTGCCGTGCTGTCGGCCCTCATTTCCAGCTGCTGCTTTCTGTACATCAGCCCGGACGGCAGCGGCTACCCCCGGCTGCAAGTCATCGACGGCGGCAATGCCACCGGCATCATGGACGAGGTGACCGGCCTGCTCACGGAAGGATATGCCGTTCTGGCCCGCGACCCGGAAACGGACAAGCCTCTGCTGGAGGCCTACTTCACCACGGGCAGTACCTGGTATTACCCCAACGGCCAGAAGCCGTATCAGGTGCCCAACCCCGCCCCGGCCCCGCTGCTGGTGCCCGTCGTGTACCGCCCGGACGCCAAGCGGCCCTTTGGCCACAGCCGCATCTCCCGTGCCTGCATGGGCCTGCAGCAGGGAGCCCTGCGCACCCTCAAGCGCAGCGAGATCAGCGCCGAGTTCTATTCCTTCCCGCAGAAATATGTGCTGGGCACCTCCAGCGACGCCGAGCAGATGGACAAGTGGAAGGCCACCATTTCCAGCTTTCTGGAGTTCACCAAGGACGAGGACGGCGACAAGCCGGTGGTGGGCCAGTTCACCCAGCAGAGCATGAGCCCCTACACCGAGCAGCTGCGCACTTTTGCCGCGCTGTTCGCGGGAGAGACCGGCCTGACGCTGGACGATCTGGGGTTCGTCACCGACAACCCGTCCAGCGCCGAGGCCATCAAGTCCAGCCACGAAAGCCTGCGCCTGGCTGCCCGCAAAGCACAGCGCACCTTTGGCAGCGGCTTCCTGAACGCCGGGTATCTGGCCGCCTGCATGCGGGACGGCATTGCCTACCAGCGTCAGCAGCTCTACCTCACCCGCCCGGTGTGGGAGCCGGTGTTCGAGCCGGACGCCGCCACCCTGTCCGGCATCGGGGACGCCGTGGGCAAGATCAACACGGCCATCCCCGGTTATTTCGGTGCGGAGAACCTGCGGGACCTGACCGGCATCCGCTCCGAGAGCTGAGGAGGCACCCATGGCCGACAAGGACATTGCCCCGGAGCTGCTGGAGCGCATCCGGGCCGACTTCCGGGCGCTGCTGGGCGACGCAAAGCCCGCCGCCGACACCTACGCTGCCGCTGCGGATTACGCCGAGCTTGTGGGCAGCGCCCTGGCCGAGGCCTTCCGCCGCAACCTGACCGCCGACGCCCTGCCGGACGGCAGGCTGTACTGGAACATTGCCGACCGGGTGGTGCGCCCCCTGCTGGAAGAGGAGCACCTGCTGGTGGCGGACGCTTCCGCAGCGGTGCAGCAAGCACTGAACCGGCAGGCGAACCTTGGCATTGCCCCGCAGCGGGCCGTGCTGAACACCGACGCCGTGAACGGCCTGCTGAACAAAGTGTCCATGGCAGAGCAGTTCAAAGATGTGGCGTGGGCACTGGACGAGCCGGTGCGCACCTTCTCCCGCATGGTGGTGGATGACACCCTGAAACGCAACGTGGATTTTCAGGGCAAGGCCGGGCTGCGGCCCCGGGTCATCCGCACCGCTGAGAGCCACTGCTGCAAATGGTGCAGCGCTCTGGCCGGTACTTACGATTACCCCCATGTGCCGAAAGATGTTTACCGCCGCCACGAGCGCTGCCGCTGCCGGGTGGAATATGACCCCGGCTCCGGTCGCCGGCAGAACGTGTGGAACAAGACGTGGACAGACCCGGAAGAACGTGATAAAATTAAAGCCAGAAAGCAGGTTCCTTCTGCTTTGCCTACGGGTGTACGCCCTCGATCCAGCGGTGAAGTTGGTTTTACAGACGGCGACACCACCATCAACAGCGTTGAGCCGCTTGACTTTTCCAATAAGGCTTCTATAAACCGGCAGCTTATTACGTTTTTGGAACAGCACAGCAACTCTCCTGTGGAACATGCCATTGTGTTTTCTCCGGATGGTCATGTTTACCGGCTTACCGGAACACATGCTACTGTAAACACTGCACTTATTGGAGAAGATTCTCTAATGGGTAGTATCGGTGCGCATAATCATCCGGTCTGGGAGGGCTTTCTTTCCGGTGATTCTTTCAGTATGGACGATGTTTGTTTTTCTGTCGAACATAAAACTGGCACAGAGTTTCTTACGACCGGAAACCGCCGTTACTCATTTGAGTACACTGGAGATCTGAACCGCGAAGAAATAGCCGCCGCGTATAAAGCGGCCCGTCTGGAAGTTCAGAATCGTATTTTTGATGCAGGAGAAAGCATTGAGTTTATCCAACTTGAAACGATGCGGATCCTGGCTGGCAAGTTGAAAGGGTTTGATTTTCATGAGCTCGTTTGATGAAGAGTGGAAAGAACTGCGTGCCTGGTATTCAGAACAGCAGGCTGTGTGTGAACAGGAAGCTGTAGCTGAGCAGGAAAAACACGGCCTACGACGTGACAGTTTGGCAAATGACCGGATGCAGATTGTTCATCAGGAATTTTTGAAGAAAAGACGCGAGCTTTACGCAAAGTATGGAAAGTCAGAGGCTTCTGCAGCACCTGCCCCTGCCAAAGAAGCGCCAAAAAACTACCAGGCAGATCTTTATAAAATCCTCTGTCAAAAATAAATTCATGCTGTTGAACCACGATGCACACGCACCGTGGTTTTCTTTTACCCAAAATCAGAAAGGAGAACCCTATGAAAAAGATTCTTCTCGCCCTTGCACTGGTCGCATCCATCCTGCTGTGCGGCTGTTCGGAAGCAGATAAGGCCAACGCCAACATTTCCAAGCAGGCAGATTACTTTGAAAGCGAGCGTAAGATCACCGTCTACAATGCCCGCACTGATAAGGTCATTCTGGAAGCCGAGGGCTACATGTCCATTTCCAACAACTCGAACAATGAGCTGGTCTGCACAGTGAAAATTGGCCCCGATACCTATCGCAAGAACTACATCTATCTGAACGACTACACCATGTATGTGGTGGAGGACATCACCGGCACTCATACCGATCCGTATCACTACAAGCTCTATTTCCATACTGACATCCTGCCCAGCGTGGAAGTTAAGCCGTAAGCTCTTTCCCAGCACCCACAAGCACTGTGCAAAAAATGCACGGTGCTTTTTTCATGCCGTTTTAGCTCATGTTGGCAGAGCCGTGGTCTCCAAAACCACAGGTCACTGGTTCGATTCCAGTAAACGGTGCCATCATTTTCATGCAAAGGAGGAACCCAGCCCACCATGCCGCGGACGCGAAAACAGACAGCCCCGGCAAGGCTGGGGCGTCAGACGCCCACCGCTGCCGTGGTGCTGCCCTACACCAAAACCTTCGGCCAGGACGCCATCGACCTGTACAACTCCACCGGGCGCATCGCCCAGCAGTGGCAGGAGCTGCTGCTGTATGACATCCTTGCCCGCAACGAGGAGGATCTGTGGGTGCATACCAAGTTCGGCTATGCCGTGCCCCGCCGCAACGGCAAGAACGAGATTGCCGCCATCCGGGAGCTGTACGGCCTGCAGCAGGGCGAGAGCATCCTGCACACCGCCCACCGCACCACCACCTCCCGGGCCGCCTGGGAGCGGTTGTGCCACCTGCTGGACAAGGCCAAGATCCCCTATAAATCCATTCAGGCCGTGGGCCGGGAGCACATCCAGCTGGAAGAGGGCGAGGGCCGCATCGAGTTCCGCACCCGCTCCTCCAAGGGCGGCCTGGGCGAGGGCTTTGACCTGCTGGTCATCGACGAGGCCCAGGAGTACACCGACGATCAGGCCAGTGCCCTGAAGTATGTGGTCACTGACAGCGAGAACCCGCAGACCCTGTTCTGCGGCACCCCGCCCACGCCGGTGTCCTCCGGCACGGTGTTCCTCAAAATGCGCAACGCCGCCCTGCGGGGCGACACGCAGAACACCGGCTGGGCCGAGTGGAGCGTGGAGCAGCAGACCGACCCCCACGACGTGGAGGCCTGGTATCAGACGAACCCCAGCCTCGGCACCATCTTCACCGAGCGCAGTGTGGCGGATGAGATCGGCGATGACCCCATCGACTTCAACATCCAGCGTCTGGGGCTGTGGCTTCGGTACAACCTCAAATCGGCCATCAGCCGGGCAGAGTGGGACGAACTGAAAACCGACACCCTGCCCAAGCTCACCGGCAAGCTGTATGCCGGCATCAAGTTCAGCACCGACGGCACCAGCTGTGCGCTGGCCGTTGCGTGCCGCACCAAAGACAACGCTATCTTCGTGGAAGCCATCGGCTGCCATCCTACCCGGGACGGCAGCGGGTGGCTTCTTGATTTTCTATCCAAAGCCGACCTAGCCGCCGTGGCGGTGGACGGGGCCAGCGGGCAGCAGCTTCTGGCCGACGCCATGAAGGCCGCCCACCTCAGGTCCCCCGTGCTGCCCACGGTCAAGCAGGTCATCACCGCCAACGCCGCCTTCGAGCAGGCCCTTTTTGCGCAAGCCCTGTGCCATGCCGGCCAGCCCGGCCTTGCGCAGGCTGCTTCCAACTGCGAAAAGCGGGCCATCGGCTCCAACGGCGGCTTCGGTTACCGCTCTCTGACCGAGGGCGGCCACATCGAGCTGCTGGACAGCGTGATCCTGGCCCACTGGCAGTGCGCCGAGGGCAAGGGCAAGCGCCGGCAGCGCATCCGCTATTAACAGGCCACCCGGGCCTGTTTTTTTGTTGCCATAAAGGAGGGTATTCCATGGCAGAAGCATTTGAACCCATTACCACGCAGGAGGCGTTTGAGGCCGCTGTCGCTGACAGGCTGGCCCCTTACGCCGACTACAACGACCTCAAGGCCCAGAACGAGGCCCTCGCCGGGCAGGTGGCGGAGCTGAACACCCGCTGCCAGACCTACGAGACGGACGCGCTCAAGACCCGCGTTGCCCATGAGGTGGGCCTGCCGTTCGACCTGGCGGGCCGCCTGACCGGCTCCAAGGAGGAGGACATCCGCAAGGACGCCCAGAACCTGCTGCAGCTGATCAAGCCCAAGACCCCGCCCGCACCCCTGCGCGGCGACCCCGACCCCAGCGGCAGCGGCAAAAAGGCTGCCTGGCGCAGTTTCGCAAACCAGCTGATGAACAACGAGTAAAGGAGAACACATCATGGCAGATATTCTGAGCAAAGGCTCCCTGTTCCCGGAGGAGCTGATCCCCGGCTTTATCCAGAAAACCACCGGCGCGTCCGCGCTGGCCAAGCTCTGCGGCGCAACGCCCATCGCCTTCAACGGCCAGAAGGAATTCACCTTCACGCTGGACAAGGAAGTGGACATCGTGGCAGAAAACGGTGCCAAGGGCAAGGGCGGCATGACCGTGGAGCCCATCACCATCGTGCCCATCAAGATCGAGTATGGTGCACGCGTGTCCGACGAGCTCCTGTACGCTTCCGAGGACGCCCAGATGGACGTTCTGAGCGCCTTTGCGGACGGCTTTGCCAAGAAGGTGGCCAAGGGTCTGGACCTCATGGCCTTCCACGGCATCAACCCCCGCACCGGCTCTGCGTCCGGCGTCATCGGCACCAACCACTTTGACAGCAAGGTCACCCAGGCCGTGACCATTGCCGCCTCCGACAAGCCCGACACCAACGTGGAGGCCGCCATCGCCCTGGTGCAGGGCGCGGAGCGGGACGTTACCGGCATGGTGCTGGCCCCCAGCTTCAAGAGCGCTCTGGCGGCCCAGACCACTACCGACGGTGCCAAGCTGTACCCGCAGCTGGCCTGGGGCGCAAACCCCGGCGAGGTGAACGGCCTGCGGGTAGAATCCACCTCCAACCTGTCCGCCGGTTCCAGCCTGGACCGTGCGCTGGTGGGCGACTTCATCAACTGCTTCAAGTGGGGCTACGCCAAGGAGATGCCCATTGAGGTGATCCAGTACGGCAATCCCGACAACGATGCGGATCTGGGTGACCTGAAGGGCCACAACCAGGTATACCTGCGCGGCGAGGCCTACATCGGCTGGGGCATCCTGGATCCGTCCGCATTCGCCCACATCAAGGCCAACGCCTAAGGAGGACACGCCATGCTGTACCGCAACAAGCGCACCGGCGCTGTGATCGAGACGCCCTGCCGCGTTTCCGGCGGGGACTGGGAGCCCGTCAAGGCAGAAAAGGCGGCCAAACCCAAGGCTGCCGCCAAGGAGAAACCGGAGGCTGCTGAATGAGCTACGCCACCGTGGAGGACATGACCGCTCTGTGGCGTCCCATGACCGCTGCCGAGCAGGCAAGGGCGTTCTCCTTGCTGGATGTCATTTCGGCCAGCCTGGACGTGGAGGCCCGCAAGGCAGGCAAAGACCTGCCCGCACTGGTGGCCGCTGACCCGGCGCTGGCCATGGTGGCCAAGAGCGTGGCCGTGGATGTGGCCGCCCGCACCCTGATGACCAGCACGAACCAGGAGCCTATGACCCAGATCACCCAGGCAGCCGGCGGCTACTCGGCGTCCGGGTCCTTTCTGGTGCCCGGCGGCGGCCTGTTCATCAAAAAATCGGAGCTGGCCCGGCTGGGCCTGCGCCGTCAGCGGATGGGAGTGATCGAACCCTATGGCTCTGATTAAGGGCATCCCCGTCATCCTCTATGAGCGCACCCAGACCGGCGAGGATGCTTTTCACGCTCCGGTTTACACCGAAACACCGGTCACGGTGGAAAATGTGCTCATCACGCCGGTGGACAATGCCGCCGTGGTCACCGACCTGCAGCTTACGGGCCGCCGGGTGGCCTACGAGCTGTGCATCCCGAAAGGCGACGCTCACCGCTGGGAGGGCTGCACCGTGGAATTTTTTGGCCAGAAATGGCGAGTGTACGGCGGTGCCTCCCAGTACATCGAGGCGCTTGTGCCCCTCGCCTGGAACAAGAAAGTGCAGGTGGAACGGATTGAATAACGTCAAGGTCAGGCTGAACAAGAAAGGCGTCGGCAAGCTGCTGAAAAGCAAGGAGCTGGCCGACGGCCTGAACAGCCTTGCCTTTGCGGCCCAGAGCCGCCTGGGCGACGGGTACGAAGCGGTGTACTACACTGCACCCACCCGTGTCGTGGCCGAAGTGCGGGCGGAAAGCTACGCCGCCCGCAAGGAGAACGCCGACACCAATTCCATTTTAAAGGCCCTGAAATGATCGAAGAAATCATCCTGAATTACCTGCGGGAAAACGGTTTTCCCTGCTTTATGTCCGTGCCGGAGAACCCCTCCGGCAATTTTTGTGTCCTGGAAAAGACCGGCTCCGACTGCGACGAGGGCATTTACACGGCCACACTGGCGGTGCAGTCCTACGGCCACAATGCCTGCGACCATGACGGCACCTTAGGTGCTGCCCAGCTCAACGAGCAGATCAAGGCCGCCATGCAGGCTGCCGACACCCTGCCGGAAGTGGTCTCCTGCGACCTTGTCACCGACTACAATTTCCCGGACACCACCCGCAAACGGCCCCGCTATCAGGCCGTTTTTTCTATCACTCATTACTGACCTGTGAAAGGAGAACTACACATGGCAGACGCAACCAAAGTAACCGCCGCCAAGCCCAAAGTGGGCGGTGCCATCTGGCGTGCCCCGCTGGGCACCCCGCTGCCCACCGACGCCAAGACCGAACTGGACAAGGCTTTTAAGTGCCTGGGCTACGCCTCCGAGGACGGCGTGACCAACAGCAACTCGCCCTCCAGCGAGAACACCAACGCCTGGGGCGGCGACACCGTGCTGACCCAGCAGACCGAGAAGCCCGACACCTTCCAGTACACCCTGCTGGAGGCCCTGAACGTGGAGGTGCTCAAGTCCGTGTACGGCGACGACAACGTCACCGGCACGCTGGACACCGGCATCACGGTCAAGGCAAACTCCTCCGAGCAGAAGGACTGCAGCTGGGTCATTGAGATGGTGATGAAGAACAAGGCGGTCAAGCGCATCGTCATCCCGGATGCCGCCGTCACCGCCGTGGGCGATATCACCTACGCCAAGAGCGCCGTGGGTTACAACACCACCCTGACCGCCGTGCCGGATGCCCAGGGCAACACCCATTACGAGTACATTCTGGGCGGCACTGCTGCCGCCCAGGCCGCTGCCAAGACCAAGGAGGTGCAGGCATGATCACTGCAAAAACTGAATCCGGCTTTGCCATCGAGCTGGAGGACGACGCTCTGGAGGACCAGGAACTGTTCGACGCCATTTCCGGCATGCAGGACGGCAACGTGTTCAGCATGAGCCACCTGACCGAGCGCCTGCTGGGCACCGAGGGCCGCAAGAAGCTCTATGACCACCTGCGCAACGACAAGGGCCGTGTGCCGCCCCAGGCGGTGGCGCAGGCTCTGAATGAACTGCTGACCAGCTTTTCTGCCGGAAAAAACTCTGCATCCTCGCCGAACTGATCGCATCGGACGAGGACGCGCTCATCTGCGATTTCGCGCAATATTACCATGTGCTGGACTGGCGCAGCCTGCCGCTGCGTCTGGCGGCTACCCTTGCTGCCGGCCTGCCGGAGGACAGCCGCAGCATGATGAAGGCCAGCGGCAAGACCGTGCCGCTGCACATCGAGCTGCAAGCCTACACCGCCGACCGCCTGACGCAGATCCTGTGGGGCCTGAGCAACGACACCCGGACGGTGCCCTCTGTGCTGGCAGACCTGCACGGCCTGTCCGCGGACAGCGATACCGACGTGCAGAGCTACGACAGCCCGGAAGAGTTTGAGGCCGCCCTTGCGGCCCTGAAAGAAGGTGGATGACCATGCCGGACGGCATTGAGCTGGCAAAAGCGTATGTGCAGATCGTGCCCTCGGCAGAGGGCATCCAGGGCAAGATCACCGAAGCCCTGGGCGGGGAGCCTGCGGCAGCCGGTGACGCCGCCGGACAGTCCCTCGGTGCCCAGCTGGTGGGCACCCTGAAGAAAGTGATCGCGGCTGCCGGCATCGGCAAGATCATCTCGGAATCCATCAACCTGGGCGGCGCGCTGCAGCAAAGCCTGGGCGGTGTGGAAACGCTGTTCAAGGACAGCGCCGACACCGTTAAGGCCTACGCTGCCCAGGCCTACAAGACCGTGGGCCTGTCGGCCAACGACTACATGGAGCAGACCACCAGCTTTGCGGCCAGCCTGCTGTCCAGCGTCAGCCAGGACACCAACGCCGCCGCCCAGCTTGCCAACATGGCCATGGTGGATATGGCCGACAACGCCAACAAGATGGGCACGGATATGCAGGATATCCAGAACGCCTATCAGGGCTTTGCCAAGCAGAATTACACCATGCTGGATAACCTCAAGCTCGGCTACGGCGGCACACAGGCCGAGATGCAGCGGCTGTTGAACGACGCCACCAAGATCTCCGGCGTGAAGTATGACCTCGGGAATCTGGCCGACATGTACAGCGCCATCCACGTCATCCAGAAGGAGATGGACATCACCGGCACCACGGCCAAGGAGGCATCCACCACCCTGACCGGCAGCTTTGCCGCCATGAAGGCAGCGGCGGAAAACGTGATGGGCAACTGGTCCACCGGTGCCGATCTGACGGAACCGCTGCAGGCGCTGGCCGACACGGCACAGACCTTTCTTGTGGATAACCTGCTGCCCATGATCGGCAATGTACTGGCAGGCATTCCGGAAATCGTTTACAGCCTTGTGCCGGAGCTCCTGCAGACCGGCACCGAGCTGCTCAGCTCCCTGGCACAGGGCTTCACCGAGGGCATCCCGGAGTTCTTCTCCACCGCTCTGCCGCAGCTGCTGGCATTTACAGACCAGCTGCGGGACAACGCGGCCAGCTTTGTGGACGCCGGCCTGAACCTCATCACCCAGCTGCTGAACGGCCTGATCGCAGGCCTGCCGGACCTGATCGCCTATGTGCCCGACATCATCATCAACATCTGCGGGGTCATCAACGATAACATGCCCAAGATCCTGGCGCAGGGCGTGTCCATCATCGTGCAGCTGATCGCCGGTCTTGTACAGACCGTGCCCAGTCTGCTGGCCAACTGGAAAAAGATCCTGGAGGCGGTGCTGTCGGTCATCTCGGCCATCAACTGGCTGAACATCGGCAAGACCATCCTCACCGGTGTGGCCAATGGCGTGAAGAGCATGGGCTCCAGCCTGCTGAACGCCTTCAAGGGCGGCTTTTCCAGTGCGCTTGCCTGGATCAAGAGCCTGCCCTCGCAGGCGGTGCAGTGGGGCAAGAACCTTATCCAGAGCTTTATCAACGGCCTCACCGGCAAAGGCGGTGCGGTTGGTGCAGGAGCCATCGCAGCCACCGCCGGTGCCACAATTGCTAAAACCGCCAGCGGGAACGACTGGTCCTCCGTCTGGGCGAACGCCAACGCCGACGTGGCCGACAGCGCCCAGTCCATGGCGGAGGTGGTCGTCCCGGCCTATACCAAGTCCGGGGACGCCGCCACCAAGGCGGCCAAAAAGACCAAGGCCGCCGCACAGGCCGCCGAGACCCTGCTGTGGTCCCTGCAGGACGCAGGCCACACCGACACCACCAACGCCCTGGGCAAGGTGACCATCCAGACCACCGAGCTCACCGAGCACCTGCGCAAGGGCAGCGAGGAGTATGACCGGCTGACCCGCACCGTGACCGAATCCGGCAAGGAGATGGTGAACGGCGTGGTGAAAAACTACAAGACTGTCACCAAGTATGTCACCGACCACGGCAAGACCACGGCCCAGACCCAGAAGACCTATGAAGAGATCGCTGCCACTGTAGCCAAGACCGTTACGTCTACAACGGATTCCGTGGTCAACGGCATTGCCACCAGCACCAAGACCATCACCGAGACCCTGACCGACAAAACCACGACCCAGAAACAGGTCATCACCGAGACCTGCAACGACATCGTGGACGGGGCGCTGGTCACGGTGGAGCGGGTCAAGACCATTGCCGCCGATGGTGTCCCGCAGATCACCGAGGAGATCAAGAAAGCCTCTGCCAACAGCTTTGACGGCCTCGTCAAGGGCTGGCAGGACGAGGCCGACAAGGGCGTGGTGGGTACCTTCAGCACGCTGGTGACTGCTGTGAAGAAGCAGGACTGGCAGTCTGTCGGCGAATGGGTGCTGTCCACCCTGTACAACGGCCTTGCCCCGCAGGCAAAGCAGCTCATTGACGACTTCGGCAAGAACCTGATCCAGCAGGTCAACGGCTTGCTGGGCAAAGGCGTCAGTGCCGTCTCCAACGGCCTGTGGGATATGGGCGGCGACCTCGCCAAGGGCCTGACCAGCGGCTTTGCGGACGTGCTCACGCAGGCGCAGGGCCTTGGCTCCACCCTCACCGGCATCTTTCAGGGGCTGAAAGGCCCGCTCACTGCGGCTGCCGCTGCCATCAGCACCGGCCTGAAGGGCGGGCTGATCTCCAGCTTCCCGGAGATTTTGGCCTCCATGGGCACCCTGATCGGCTCCATCGGCAGCGCCTTTGTGGGGATGCTGGAAGCCGTCGCGGCGGCACTGTTCCCCACCGGATTCGGTGCCCCGCAGGCGCTGCTCATGATCGCGGCAGGCGTGGCCCTGACCGCTGCCATTGCGGCCATCGTGGCCGGCGTCGGCGGCGCGTTCAAGCGCAAGACCACCCCCGGCATCTCCGGCGGCACTTCCGGCAGTACGACCTCCACGGCATCCGGCTCCCTGTGGGATTACGAGAAGCGTGCCCCGCTGCCGCAGCGCACCCAGCGGCCCAACATCGAGGTCAACCAGTACATTTACAGCAAAGCGCAGACGGCTGCCGACCTGATGCGTGAAGCGCAGTATGAGCAGAGAAGGGCGGTGCTGCAGGGTGTTTGATGCTGTTTTTACCACTGGCACCGGCCAGAGCTTCGCTTTTGGCTATGCCGCCGGCGTGCTGTGGAGCTGCGACCCGCTGGGCGACCTGCCCGTGGAGCTGGAGACCAGCCAGGGCTACCAGCAGGTGGGTGCCACCGTGGACAGCCGGAGCATCTCCGGCGTCACCCGCACCATCACCGGGCGCATCCTGCGCAACGCCGACTACTGCAAGCGCCAGCTGCGGGACATTTTTGCTCCCGGCGTCACCGGCCGCCTGACCGTGGCCGGAAAATACTGGTGTGACGCCGAGGTGCAGCGCTGCCCGGCCATTTCGCCGGCAGTGCTGTGGCCAACCTTCAGTTTCCAGCTCTACTGCCCGAACCCCTACTGGCACAGTGTGGCCAAGACCACGGCAGCCACCATCAAGGTAACGCCCGTGTTCCGGCTGCCGGTGTGCTACACCTCGCATCAGTACGGCATCCGGGAACAGGCCAGCTACATCCGCATCCTCAACAGCGGTCTGGACACCCGGAGCTGGAAGCTCTCGCTGACCGCCCGGGGCGAGGTGGTCAACCCCGGCGTCATCAACCCGGAGACCGGCGAATATCTGCGCTTCATCACGACCCTGCAGGACGGTGACGAGCTGCAGGTCTACCGGGAAAACGGCGAGCTCCGGGTGGAGCGGGTCATCGACGGCAAAGGCTACGACGTCCTTTCGTTGCTGGACGGCAGCAGCACCCTCTGGACGGTATACCACGGGGCGCAGGCATGGCAGCGCACGGCGGATTCCGGCGACGGCTGGCTGTTTCTGTCGCTGACCATGCATGCCGCATTTACCACGATCATCACGGAGGGTTCCAATGGCTGAGATCACATCCGCCCTGACGGCATCCGGGTACAAGAGCCTCTGCGTCTATAACGACCGGCTGGAGCTGCTGGGCCGCATCGAGAGCTGGCTGTCTCTGGTCTGGCCGGAGCGCTACAACGTCTACAGCAACGTGCAGGGGGCTCAGCTGGAGCTCCACGACACCACCGCCCTGCAGGCCCTCTGCCGCCCGGACCGTTATCTCTGGCTGGTCGGCAGCGACCGGCTCATGCGCATCGTGTCGGCCCAGAAAGCCGATCACAAGCTGGTCCTCTACACCAAGGACGCCGCCTGCATCCTCGACGAGCGGGTCAGCACGGGCACCCTGAGCAGCTTTGCCGTGGAGGACACGCTGCGTGGTCTGGTGTCCGGGGCCGCCGCATGGCCCTGCCTGGAGCTGGGCGACCCGGCCGGTCTGGCCGACGCCTACGCCGGAGAGGTCAAGCCCGGCAGCCTGCTCAGCATCGCCGAACAGGTGTGCCAGGAGCTGGACATCGGCTTCCGGGTGCGGTTCGACCAGCAGCAGAACAAGCTGCTGTTTGAGCTGTACCGGCCCAAGCTGGACCCCAACGCCCGCTATGCGCCCCAGTACGGCAACCTGACCGACCTGGCCTATACCGAGAGCATCACGGACTACAAGAACATCTGCACCGTGGTGGGGGCCGACGGCACGGTGACCGTGGGGGCCACCGACAACACCGGGACGGCCCGGCGGGAGATGCTGCTGGATGCCTCCAGCAAGAAAAAGGAGGACGGCCAGTCCCAGAGCGAGTACCTTGCCGCCCTGCGCACGCTGGGCGAGCAGGAGCTGGCGAAGCACACCCGGCTGGAGAATTTTGAGTTCACCCCCACCGGCCCCGTGACGGTGGGCAAGGTGGTGGCGGCCAGCCTGCCCGGCACCGACATCCAGGCAGCGGCCCGCATCACGTCGGTGACCCTGCAGTCTCAGAAGGGTGAAAATACGGTCAGTACCGAGATCGGCACCCCCATCCTCAGGAGGAAAAACACATGAGCATCATTACCTATCCGCTGGACGGCGTGACCTACAGTGCCGAAGATGTAGCCACCTACCTGTGCACCCGCACGTCCGGCGTCTACGCAAAGGACAGCAATTTCGCCGTCAGCATCACCGGCACCCGGCAGATCACCATTGCCCCGGGCCTTGCCTGGATCAACTACGACGACTTCAAAGGCGTGTCCGTTTGCAGCCGGGAGGACACGGTGCTGACCGTGCCCGACGCCGACAACACCCTCAACCGGGTGGATCGTGTGGTGCTGCAGTTTGATACGTCGTCCAACCTCACCGCCATCCGACTCAATACCGGCACGCCTGCCGTGGCCGCTCAGCCGCCCGACATCCTGCAGAACCACAACCAGTACGAGCTGGGCCTGTGCACGATCTCTGTCCCGGCGGGGTCGGCGGCGGTCACCTCCGCCGACATCACCGACACCCGCACCGATGAGGCCGTCTGCGGCCTCATGCGGGACGGCGTCACCGGCATCCCCACCGAGACACTGCTGGCCCAGTACACCGCCATCCTCACCGCCATGCAGCAGAGCGGCAACGCCCAGCTGCAGCAGCTTGCGGAGAGCATCAAGGCGGTGGATTCCGGCAGCTTCTACACCAAAGAGCAGGCAGACGCCAAGTTCGGCACGCCTGCCACGGCTGACCATCTAGGCTCCGTAAAAGTTGGCGCTGGCCTCGGCGTGACAAATGACGGCACCCTGAGCGTGACCAGCGTCAACGGCTTTACGGTCAAGGCGCAGACCACCGACCCCGGCGTGGGAAGCGCTCTCGACACAGGCACTGTCCTGCTGGTGTACGCATAAGGAGGTGTGCGCATGAGCATCTATCTCGGTGCCGGGAGCACGGCACACAAAATGTCCAAACTCTATGTGGGCGTGGGCGGTCAGGCCCGGCAGGTGCAAAAGGTGTACGTCGGCATAAATGGTCAAGCCCGGCTCGTCTATCAAAGCGGCAGCCCCATAGGCAGTCTGGCCGTGGGCAGCATCGTTAAAATCAAAGTAAATGGTTCTTCCAGAAACTTTATCGTTGTCCATCAGGGCAAGCCGTCCAGCGTCTATGACGATAGCTGCAACGGTACTTGGCTGCTGATGAAGGACATCTACGAAAACCGCCAGTGGGATAGCTCGAACACCAACGATTATGCCAAAAGCCCCATCTATTCCTACCTGAACAGCACGTTCATGAATCTGGTCGAGTCGAGCGTCAAGAACGCCATCAAGCAGGTAAAGATTCCGTATCGCAAGGGCCACGGTACGTCAAAGACCGTCACCAGCGGCTCGAATGGCCTGTCTGCGAAGATTTTCCTGCTCAGTGCGACCGAAACGAGTTTCAGCTACGACTATATGCCGAGCGGCGAGGGTGCAGAGCTAGCCTATTTCAAGGGCTGTGCAGATCATGATTCGGATTCCAAGCGTGTTGCCTATCTCAACGGTTCTGCCACCAGCTGGTGGCTCCGCTCTCCGGGCTGCAACGTCACCGCCAAACGCGCGCTGGCCGTCGGCTCCTATGGCAACTGTGGCGACGCCAACTGCTCCAGCTCGCTCGGCATCCGCCCCGCTTTGATCATGCCGTCCACCACGCTGGTGGACGAGAGCGGCAATGTGATTGGATAAGGAGGCGCTGTATGGACACTAAAATCAAGCCCGGTTACACTGCTCCGGCGGCAAAAGCCGATTACACCGCCATTGCGCAGGCCGTGAGCGAGCACAACGATGCTGCACAGCCCGGCCAGCGCTACTGGGGCGTTGCACTGGCAGACGGCACCTACATGGTGTACGAGGCGGGCACGGTACCACCCCCACCGACCGCCGAGGAGCTTGCTGCGCAGGAAGAGGCCGCCAAAAAGCAGGCCGAGCGGGAGGCCTTACCGGACACGGTCAAGGCACTGCAGGCCGCGCAGGCGGACACGGACGCCCTGGCGGTAGATCAGGAATACCGCGTCGCCATGCTGGAGCTGGGGCTGACCGACGACACCACCACTGACACCACCACATAAGGAGGTAAACCTATGTTGTATCGTACCTGTAAACGCCTGATCGAGCGCGGCCAAACCGCTGGCCTTGCGGAAAAAATTGATGTTTTTTACGCCCTCGGCCGCATCACCGAAGCCGAGTACAAAGAGCTGACCGAGCTGCTGGAGACCAAGACCGGCAGCAAGAGCGAGGAGTGAGCCTATGGCAATCAAACAGTACAGCCTTGCCAAGGACGGTGCCAGGCAGCTGGCACCGGGCTTTAAGGTGCGCGAGTTTCGCTGCCGGGACGGCAGCGACGCCATCATGATCGACCAGACCCTCGTGGTGCTGCTGCAGGCCATCCGGGAGCACTTCGGCAAGGCGGTGGTCATCACCAGCGGCTACCGGACGGCAGCGCACAACGCAGCCGTGGGCGGCGCTAAGAGCAGCCAGCACCTGCTGGGCCGGGCGGCAGACATCCAGGTGGCCGACACCCCCGTGGAGGATGTGGCCGCCTACGCCGAGAGCCTGATGCCCACATGGGGCGGCGTGGGCCGCTACCCGGTCAAGGCTGGCCGCACCAAGGGCTGGGTGCATGTGGACACCCGGCCCAATAAATCCCGCTGGACGGGGTGAGGGGGTGATACCAATGTGGCCTATTATTGTTGCCGCAGGCATTCCGACGGGTGTTCTGGGCTTCTTCATCTGGTTGCTGGAACGGCGCATCGAACGCCGGGAAAAGCAGCAGGAAGCTGCCGAGAAAGCCCGTGAAGAGTTTGAGACCCACCTGTATGAAAGCTCCCTTGCAGCCATTGCGCTGGGGGAAGCTACCGCCCGGGCCGTGCAGCGCATCCCGGATGCCCACTGCAACGGCGATATGCACGCCGCCCTCGACTACGCAGCCGAGGTGAAGCATAAACAGCGTGATTTTGTCGCAAAGCGCGGCATCAGCGCAATCATCAACTGAGAGAAAGGAACTGACTATGAATAACCTGAACAACAAGATCTCCGCCGGTACCATCGCCCGCACCGCCTGCCTGCTGCTGGCCCTGACTAACCAGATCCTCAGCGCCTGCGGCAAGCCCATCCTGCCCATCGAGAGCGCCACCGTGGAGCAGCTGGTCACCGCTGGCATCACCACCGTGGCGGCGCTGATTGCGTGGTGGAAGAACAACAGCTTCACCCAGGCCGCCCTCGCTGCCGATGAGGTCTACGAGCAGAAGAAGAACAGCGTGCACTGAGCGCACCGCTGCAAGTCCATAGCATAGCAACAGCCCCGGGAGCCATCTGGCCCTCGGGGCTGTTTTTGTTTGCGTGTGCTGCCATGTGTCGGAAAGTGTTGCATTTTCCTGCATTGGTAGTTATAATGGTTTGGTAGTAAAATATGGTAGTAGTTTGGAAGTTCTTCTATTTTATCCGTTTTCTTTCGCACGGGGTCATTCTGTATAAATGGAAAATCCCCCGCAGTTTTCACGAAACTACGAGGGATTTTCTTGGCGGAGTAGGAGGGATTTGAACCCTCGCGCCGTTGTTTAGACGACCTACGCCCTTAGCAGGGGCGCCTCTTCGGCCTCTTGAGTACTACTCCAGAGC